TCATATCCACCGCCTTTGCTTCTTCGGTTTGAAAAACCTGTCGAGCAATGTAGCCTATTTCGTGCAAGGCACTAGTAGGGGTAGCGTGAACCTTTGGGTTCTGTGCAAGTAGATTACAGAGCAGGGTTGAGCAGGCTCTTGGAAGACCAGATACGAAGTGTAATTTTTTACTCATATAGGTATTCAATCATTACAAGTCCGCAATAACTGTCAACCCTCCATATGTAGTTCCGTATCCTGTTGCTCCTACTGGAACGTGAATTGTTGCACTAATACCATTAAATACGTTTGAACCCAAGGTTGGTGCGGTTGTAGCAAGGCAGTTTATTCTTGTTACGTTAGTATATCTAAATGCACTTGACCCAATTGAGGTTATACTACTTGGAATTACAAGAGTGCCCGTTAAGTTGTTCGATAGACAGCAGGAAGCAGGAATAGATGTAAAATTATCGTTAATTGGGAATGTAACACTCGCTATGCTACAATAAGAGAATGCGCCAGACCCAATCGTGGTCACGCTGTTGGGAACGATAATGCTAAGTAGGCTAGAATAATTAAACGCACCTGACCCAATTGAGGTTAAAGTATTTGGAAGTTTAATACTGGTTAGGCCAGAATATATAAATGCACTATTGCCAATCGAGGTTAAACCTTCAGCAACTATAACGTCACTTAAACTAGCAGTATAATAAAATGCATTACTTCCAATTGATGTTACCTTACTTCCAATGTAAATAGAAGTTAAACCTCCGTTGGTGTAGAAACCACTTGAACTGGTAATACTTGTTAGGTTCTTTGCAAGGGCTGTAGTGCCACTAAAGTAAGCAACATAAGGATAAGCGTTTTCCTCAAATACCCCAATGGAGCTTCTGATGCCAGCGGCATCTGATGATTGCATCATTGTGTCCACTGCTGAAGATACTGTAAAATTTGCCATAATTATTGTAGTCTAATGTATTTAAATGTAGTGCCAGGGCGTAAGTATAAAAATCCAGAACCAGAACTTCTAATGTAGAAAAACTCTCCTGGTGGAGGGGTAACGCTAGATATACGCTCTCCGTTTAATGCAAGTTTTAAACTTAGGAACATATTACTTTAATCCTATACCTATTCCTATGCTCATACTGCCTTAAACCCTGTGACAAGCCACAAGCCCAGAAGTTAAAGACACAGCCGAAATTTGACCGTATATAATTGTTCCTGCTGGAAGTGTAGCTCCCGTTAGAACTTGTAGACTTGTGTCCACGTTGCTTGACGTTAATGTAGCCAATACAGTGTCATTAATAACCTGTATAGCTCCAATCGTTGTTACTGTTGCGGTATCTCCTCCACCCAGTATCTGAGATCCAGCGGATGAAAACTCCAATGTATTGTTTCTTGAACTTGCCATAATTAATTATTATATCACAGGGGTTAAGTGCTATCGGGCTTGCCGATTCACATAAGTAGAAAATCTTTTGTTAATTGTGTTGTTGTTTGATAGGATGTCAATCTTCTCTAACTCCAAAGTCAGGTAGGTCTGAGCCACTTGCTCTTCGGCCAGGGCTTCTTGCTGTCTGTTCTGAACTCTAAGGAAGTCAGCATACACAGCGTGAGCAATGTAATTAAAGAACTCAGCAGGAACCTCTGCCGTCGAGTTGTAAAAATCCGAGGTAACGGTATAGGGAGTGAACTGCTTTTTGTAGGAAACAAATGCCTTATCATCAGTTGAGTTGGCAATGTTTAAAATGTTGGCTCCATCAAAATCTACGAAAAACTCATACTCCAAAGATGAATCATTTAAAAACGCCGCTCTGCGATGAATACGATTAAAGTCACCGATGGAGTTCTTTCCCGTTTCCGTATAGGGAATTAAGTTTTTAAGTGAGATTATTGGAGGTCCAAGCGAGTTATCATTTTCGGTCCAGGTAACAACATCCTGTATTAAATCTTTTTTAACGGTATCTGCTTCGGTAAACTTTACCGTTCCAGCAGATTCTAATGAAATTGTTCCATCGGCTCCCACTTCAAAGCTACTAATCGAGGTTGCAATAACCCAAGCGTTACTAGTATTTTTATATATAAATGTTGTATCGGTTGAACCTCCTTGATACACGTTGGTTGCACTCTTACCAATATCAGCATCGTCAGCTATGTTTCTTCCTGAGTTTAAACCAATAAGTTTATAGTTCTGATTCATCTGGGTATGCTGCCCATTGGTAATGCCAGAAATGTTATAAGAATAAATTTCCCGTTTTTCTGAGCTAACTAGATACCTGGGCCATACTGGACTTTCGTCAAATGCCTGTTGGAACCTTCGGTTTATAAAATTAGATACTTGAGTCTGCTCGTCTGCAGAAAGTTCTCCACCAGTTCCTATCATAGAACTAGTCAATCTAAATAAATCCTTGTAATCCCTAGTCTGCATTAAAGTTTATTGGGTGTAAGATCCGAGAAATTCTTTTGGAAATAAGCCAGGAACTCTTTTGAGTGCACTGTTTCTTGTCCGTATTTTTTAATGAGTCTAAAGTACTCACGGTGCGGTATTGTTGCTACGCAACGACCTAGCACAGGGTGCACCTTTCCTTTTTCCTGCGTGGCTTCTTTGCGAGCCTGGTTTACACGAGCTGCTTCTGTCCGTCGCTCAAGTGCAAATCCATTCTTAATTTCATTCATGAAGGCCTCGTCGACCTCTGCGTCAGAATAAGTTGTAGCTGGTGTAATAATATCCATTGCTTAAAATAAAAAATAAAAAAAGGCAAGGGGGGCTTTTGCCCCCCTCGACCAGAATTTAAGTATGAATTACTGAGTAATTTTACCGTGCGCTTGAGGGTGGTATACACCAAGCGTTAGTGTGCAATCAACGAATCCACGTTCACCACCGCCATTGTTAGGCTGGCGAGTCGATCCCATTGGGATCAGTTCGTGCACGCCGTAGTACTCAGGATTGATGAGGTAGCCGTCGTTGAAGTCAGAACCGCCAGCAAGTGTAGCAGGAGCAGTATCTGGGTTCATGTTGACGATGGACACGATGCCGTGATCGCTTTGGTAAAGCTCAACAGAGAGTTTAATCTCAGCTTTGTTACCGTCGTAGTTTACGCTACGGATGTTTTCAGTTGCTCCAGCAGATACACGAGCGAAGTCAGCAATGGTACGGCGAAGGCCAGTATCGGCAACAAGCATAAGGTTGTTGGAGTTACCAGTTTCACGGTAGATCGAAGAGATCAAGTCGTTCAACGCAGATTCGGTAAATGCACCAGAAGTACTGATGTCGTAGATCGAAGATGCAGGAGTACGGAACCCAGCAGGAACATCAGTAGGACCAGCGGAGTCGATCCAGTCACCAAGACCACGAAGGCCGTAAGGTGTACCAGCACCATCTTCGATGCTGCGGTCTTGTGTACCGATCAATGTAGCTTCTACGTCACGCTTTAATTCACGAATAGCTTTAGCTTCAGCTTGTGCAACCTTGGCTGGACCAACAGAATCAACAGCTTCTTGAAGGTCGGAAACCTTGAAGTTGCGGCGGAACTTTTGGACGTAGTTACCAAGGCGAGCACGACCTGCAAATTGGTCAGTGTGAAGAACGACATCTGCACCTTCTTCTACTCCAGCGGTGCTAGGAGCAGAAAGAGCGTCTACTGTCCATTCGGTGAATGTAGCAGAAGACTTCTGTTTAGAAGCAGATGATAGGACGGGAGTTTCTTCGGGAGCCAAGATGGTAAGTACATCTGTGAGGTCTTCACGATTAGAAACAGCGGAACCAGGATTAGTGGTGTCGAATGTATTTGAGAATGCCATAATATTTTATGATTGAATTAATTTATCTATTTTTTAGTTGAAGGGTTCTGAGAGTAATGAAGTCATCTTTTTGTCCTGATTGCTTAAACTGAGTACTCAAGTTCTTGATTGATTTATTAGTGCGGCTAACTTGTTTTTCAGAGCCTGCTGCACTGGGCGTAGAAGTGCTAGAAGGATTAATCCTTACCTTAGACTTTGAATCTTTTATTTCTTTTCTACCATAGATGCTATTAGCTGCGTGAGCTAGTAGATATGGCATCTGTGCTTTTACTTCTGCGGCAACACTAGACATCATTGTATCAACCCTAGGGTCTTTCATAATAGCCTCGTAAGAACGCCGTATATCGTTGTCTTCGCCTTTTAGCCAGGATAGTTCTTTTTCTGCCTGAGCATTAAGATGCTCTTGCATTTTTTTACTTTCCTCTAGGTTTTTTATTTCCTTTAATCTGGCTGGAAGAAACTTGTCCCTAGACTTTCGTGCTTGCAGTAAAGAACTGCGAACATCGGCTTTGGTCATTTCCTTGCCTTCCACTTCTGTGACTACATCATCGGCTTCGTATCCGTCTGCATTGAATAAAATGTCTTCAGCCCACTCAATAATATTACTGGCATCCGTAGCTTTTGTTTGTAGATCTTCGATAGTGTCTACGCCTTTAAACGGATTGTCTTTAATTTCTTGCTTAGGTTGCAGGGGATTGTTTTGCTCGGCAGAAAGTCTAGCCTCAACTTCTTGTAGCTTTTCTTCTGCTGCCTTACGTTTAGCCGTGAGTTCTCCGAATCGGGCTACTGCACGGCTGCCTAGCTTGTCGGCTAGTTCCCGCAGTTCCTTTTCGGACATTTCGTCTAAATCAATCTGAGAAAGAACTTGCTCTTCTGATTCGGCTTCGGGTTCTTCGTCTTCAGTACTCTCGTCTGATTCCTCCGTACCTTCTTCTTCTTCAGTAGCAATTTCGTCGGCCTCCTCTTCCTCAACCTCCAAAGTCTCTTCTTCTTCTGGTTCAGGGGCTGGTGGCCCTAAGCGTTGAATCGCAAAATCCTCCGCTGTTATATTTGTCTTTTCTTCCGCTGTAGAGTTCTCGGGTTCAGCGTCTCCCGTTGTGACTTCGTTGTTCATATAATTCCACTCTTCAACGCCGAGCGATAGCTATGTTTTGCATTATAGCACACAAAATGCGTGCAAGAAATTATTCGGATGGGGAATGCTTGCCCCAGGTAGACATAGTTAAGATCTGATCATAACTAAGTATACGTCCTGAAAGTTGTTGGATCTTGTCTGTAGGAGACTCGTACATCTCTGCGATGCACTCCTCCCGCATCTGCTTTACAAAATCTATAAAGCGGTTAAATGAATCGTGCCGTTTGAGGTGCTCGATGTCTTCTTCGATTTGAGGTTTTTCCATATTAGTATTGTGGCATTTCTTGGGTGCCAACTTCTCCCATCTGTGCAGGAGTAGTACCTATGCGACCAATCTCAGCGTTCTGCATTTGTTGCATCTGGAACTGATATTGACCTGCGTACTTCTGCAACCTTGCAGCAAAGGCTTCGTCCTCTTGTAGCTTCTGCTGAATGTCTGGCTGTTGACCGTATTGCTCAAGGACTTGCATAGCAATCTGTCCTCCGCTTGCACGTGCTGGCATTTCGATGCCAGCGTATATCTTGGTGAGGTCATCGGTTACATCCTTAACTACTTGCTGCTGTGCATCTTCGACAGGTGTCAAGACTGAGTCCGCAAGTATAGGATCGACCGAACCTGCAAGAACAGAAATTAATCTGTCTACGTCTATGCGCCCGTTGCGGTCCAGCTGTATAAGCTGAGTCATTTGCTGCAGCTTAACCTCTTGAGACTTAGGATCTGTGTTCAAGACATCGTAGTTAATAGTAATGTCAAAGTTTTCGTCTGGGTCGCCTCGGTCCATAACTTGAGGATCTGGGATACCAGTTACACGAAAGAATACTTCGTCTGGCCCAAAGCGTTGGAAGCAACGATATGCCATACGCATAACCTCTGCGTTGTGCTGCAAGAACTTATCAACCAAGAACTGCTTGCGTATACTAGAAATCTGAGAGTCTTCGTCAAGTCCGACCAAGCGGTCCGCTTGCGTAGACTGATTGACCTCCATTTCTACTGATCCTTGATTAAAGGCTGGCGTAGGCGCAAAGTCCAGATCGCCCTTACGGCGATAAGGAATCATTCGCCCTGGACCCCAGTCACTGGGTGCCTGTCCTACTGGGTGCAAGATAGGGGGCAGGGTTGCTAAACTATTGCGGTCAATTCTGGAGTCACGCTCTACCTTGACCTGGTTCTGAATACCACGAAGAAGATCTGGAACTGTAGTTGTGTCGTACAAACGCTTGCTGTCTTCGGACAGCTTTGTAACTACAACTGGGTAGTCCTCGTAGCCGTTGAGCAGTTCACGCTTTGCATAAGCAGGTGCCTCATTGTTTTCTCCGCTGTACTCCTTGTGGAATACTGTGCAGTAGATTCCTTCTGATCCATCTTCAGGGTCGACCAGCCGTTGGTACGCATACACGATTTCTATTAGTTCATTTGCCTCATAGGCGTTATCGGTCAAGCTAATACTACGGCGGCCTTCCTGTTCTCTTTCAATGCTGTCAATGTTTACTCCTCGGTAATGCTCAATAATGTAGTCAACAAAGTCTGCGTCCCAGCCTGCAGTTGCTACTTTGTTTTCAAGTTCTTGAGCTGTATAGTAAGTTCTCCAGAAGCAGTAAGGTGCTCGTTGAGGGTCGGTTACATACGGAGGAAAAAAGAAGTCGCCGTCTGGGGCCAGTGTTTTAATTTCTGGAGCATTAATTTGCCTGCGAACAACGGGGAGTTCGGCTTCGCCTAGATCTCTAAGTTCCTTTAATGCTTTTTTTGCACGCTTGTCGGTGACCCCTTCAAAAATCTTTTGCAGTAGAAATACTAGTTCGTCATCGTCTTCCCCTGATTGGACTGCACCAAAAATATTTGGATCTAGTTCTGCAATTTGTTGAAGGGTAAGTTTTTGCAAGAACTGTCGGTCTTCACTGTGCCATCCTACATATGTAATTAATAGGCCTCTTTCTAGCAAGTAGTTAGCACCTAACTCCATTTCACGCTTATAGCGTGGAATATATCCGCTAGTGGTCATCCACTTAAGAAATGAAGATACAATCTCTGCACGAGAAATATCACTTGCTTCTACTGGGTAAGCACGAATGTTTGCTCTATTAAGCGAAGACATAAACAGAGAAACCAATCGTGTAATACGTTCGTCGATTACGTGGCTCTCTGTGTCGGATGCACCTTCCCAGGGGAATGCGTCTGCTCCATGCTTGCGGTGATCACGGCTTTTG